TAGGTAAATTATGAGTGAAATAAAAGTAAATAAAATTAGTCCAAGAGCAGCGTGTGGTACAGTACAGCTAGGAGATAGTGGAGATACATTCACAATTCCAGCTGGTGCATCAATAACAAACAGTGGTACTGCATCAGGTTTTGGTGCAACAGGTGCTGTGTCTTGGAATACAACAGTTAAAACATCGACTTTTACAGCAGTAGCTGGCGAAGGTTATTTTGTAAATACAACAAGTGGAGCAGTAACAGTTAATTTACCAGCTGGAACTGCAGGAGCAGTTGTTGGAATAAAAGATTATGCAAATACTTTTGATTCAAATAACGTAACAGTAGCTCCCAATGGTTCTGATAAAATCGGTGGTTCAACTACTGATGCAATTTTATCTACAGAAGGTATTGCATTAACATTAGTATTTATAGATTCAACACAAGGTTGGTTAGTAACAGATTCGGGTCTACAATCAGAAATACCACAACCTTTATATATAACAGCAACAGGTGGAACTATTTTAACTTGTGGAAATTTTAAAACACACGTTTTTACTGGACCTGGTACTTTTACTGTTTGTTCAGTAGGTAATGAAAGTGGTTCAAATTCAGTAGAATATATGGTGGTAGCTGGAGGTGGTTCAGGTGGTAATAGAATTGGAGGAGGTGGCGGAGCTGGAGGTTTTAGACAAAATTTTCCTAGTCCTACAACAGCTGGATTACCAGTATCAGCAACAGGATATCCAATCACAGTAGGTGGAGGAGGATCAGGTGTACCTGATGGCACTTCTACATTTACTTTAGGACCTAATGGTTCTAATTCAATTTTTTCAAGTATTACATCAGCAGGTGGTGGAGCAGCTGGTTCTGGAGGAACAGGAGCACCTCCTGCTGAAGGTATAGGACAAAATGGAGGTTCCGGAGGAGGAGCTTCTTATGCTGCTGCACCCTCTCCTGGAGGAGTGGGAAATACTCCACCTGTTAGTCCACCACAAGGTAATCCAGGTGGATCTACTGCCCCTACTCCTGTTAATTCAGGTGGAGGTGGAGGTGGAGCTGCTGCTACAGGATCAAATGGAAATGGACCACAATCTGGACCAGGTGGGATAGGATCAAATCTTCCCGATGCATTTTTTGGACCAACAGCGCCAAGCTATGGAACTGCAGGTCCAGCAAGTTCAACAAGATATTTTGCAGGTGGTGGTAGTGGTGGTGCTCAACAAGGTTCCAGCACTGTTGAAAATGCAGGAACTCCTACAGTTGGTGGTGGAGGATCAGGTAGAGTAGATGCTAGTAAATACGACGCTGTAGTTAATACCGGCGGTGGTGGCGGTGGTGGTGGATTAAACTCTCCAGGAGTTTCTGGTGGCGGCGGACTAGGTGGTTCTGGAATAGTAGTAATAAGATATAGATTTCAGTAGTTGAATGATAATTAAAAATAAGATATAAGGAGAATAATTATGGCACATTTTGCAAAACTAGGAGCTAACAGTAAAGTTATTCAAGTATTAACTTTGAATAATTCTGATATGCTTAACGCTGATGGTGTTGAAGACGAAGCAGTAGGTCAACAATATTTAGAAACACATAATAATTGGCCTGCACAAATGTGGATTCAAACTTCATATAATACACAAGGCGGACAACATAAAAATGGCGGAACACCTTTAAGAGGTAACTACGCAGGTATAGGTTATACTTGGGACGAAGATGATCAAATTTTCTGGCCTAAAAAACCATATGCATCTTGGGTAAAACATAATGAATCTGCATCTTGGAAATCACCAATCGGTGATGCTCCAGCTTTAACTGAAGAACAAACTTCACAAAACGAAGCTAATACTCATAGTTGGTTTTATGTTTGGAATGAAGCTAATCAATCTTGGGACTTGACAGACAGCAAAGCATAAATTAAAAATGGTGGTGGTATGCAGAAGAAAGTATTAACAGAGCAAGCATTATATTTGGGTGATGTGGCAATGCCTAAAAATTGGGACATTGACCGAGATAAGTTATCAGGCGACATTTTACAATCAGTAATTCAAAACAAAGATTTTCCATTCTCAAGAACTTGGGATATGTTAAATACCTATATGAGAGATCACATTGGTCTTGAATATGGTATCAATCTTATCAACAAAGAAACGTGGGGTAATATCTATAAACCCGGCGAGACTACAATTCCATTATTAAATATTGATCCAGTGGATCTACGTAACTCTCCAGACTATACATTACTCTATGGTGTAAAAGTTAAAGATTGTAATGTTCGAATACATTATGAAGATAACAGACGTAAAGGTAGATCTTGGGATATACCACTTACTAATAATCAATTTATAATGTTTCCATCTACTAATATGTATTACCTAACTAACAATCAAAAAGATTCATTAAACTTTGTTCAAACAATAACTTATGAATATATCTAATTATTATTGGTATTTTAGTGGTGTCCTTACACCAAAGTTTTGTGATGATGTAATAGCTTATGCTAATCAACAAGAAGAAACAATGGCAAGAACTGGTGGTTATGGTGATAGAAAATTATCTAAAGACGAAGTTAAAGATTTAAAAAGAAAAAGAAATTCTGATTTAGTTTGGTTAAATGATACTTGGATATACAAAGAATTACATCCATACGTTCACGAAGCAAATAGAAATGCAGGTTGGAACTTTGATTGGGAAAGAAGTGAGTCTTGTCAGTTTACAAAATATAAACACAATCAATATTATGATTGGCATTGTGATAGTTGGGATAAACCTTATGACAGAAAAGATTCTAATCATCCAGAGCACGGAAGAATTAGAAAACTATCTATGACTTGTCAATTAACAGATGGTTCCGAATACAAAGGTGGTGAATTAGAATTTGATTTTAGAGACTACGATCCACATATGAGAGATGAAGCTAAACATTTAAGAAGAGCAAAAGAGATTTTACCTAAAGGATCTATTATTGTGTTTCCTTCTTTTGTATGGCATAGAGTTAAACCCGTAACCGCTGGCACAAGATATAGTCTTGTTGTTTGGCATTTAGGAAAACCATTTAAATAATATGTTTATAAATAATTACTTTAACACGACCATTTGGTCAGAACAAAAACCAGAGTTTATAAAATCTTTAACTAAAGCATCTAATAAATATATTAAAGATGCAAGAACACGAGAAAAAAAATTTATAAAAGAACACGGCGACTTTGGGAGATCCTATCACTCAACACCTCTTACAGCTGACAATGACTTTTTAGATTTTAGAAATTACATTGGTCAAAAGTCTTGGGAATATTTAGATCATCAAGGTTTTGATATGCAACAATACACAACTATGTTTAGTGAGTTATGGGTTCAAGAGTTTGCTAAAAAAGGTGGTGGTCATCATTCAGCACACGTACATTGGAATCAACACGTATCAGGTTTTTACTTTTTAAAATGTAGTGATAAAACATCTTATCCTGTATTTCACGAACCAAGAACAGGAGCACGTGCTACAAAATTAAAAATGAAACCAGATCAAAAAGGTGTATGGGGTGGAACTGAACTTATACATTTTAAACCCACACCAGGCACATTAATTATTTTTCCAGGATTTTTAGAACACGAATTTAGTGTAGACTTTGGCATTGAACCATTTAGATTTATACATTGGAATATACAAGCTGTGCCGAAAGAAATGGCAAAAGATGTTTAAAATATACAAAAATATTTTAAAAAAAACTGAAAAAGAAAAACTTTTTAAATTTATTAAAAAAGAAGTTAAAGATTTAAAAGGAGGCTTTCCTTGTTTACAAACATTAAATAATATTCATTTAAAACCAGCAATGAAAATTTTTGTAAAATCGGTAGAAAAGTATATAAAACCATATAAAATATCTATGTGTTGGGGTGTTTGTTCAATAGGTAATGTAATAGCTTGGCACCAACATCACAATTGCAAATATTCTTTTGTTTACTATTTACATAATCCAAATGAAGAAGGAACTATGTTTGCAGAACCTTCAAAAGATTATGATTTTGTAAAGTACACAAAGGGTGTTGAAAATACTTTATTAAAATTTGATGGTTTAAAAATTCATTCAACACCAAATACCTATAAAAAAATAAAAAGATACACAATATCTTTTGATGTAATATGAGTTTTAAAAAGAAAAAGTATACAGTCATTCGTCAAGCAATATCAAAAGACCTAGCAGCTTTTGTTGCAAACTATTTTAGTATGCAGAAACAAGTATATGATACTTGTAGACAAGCAAGATATTTTTCACCTTTTGAAACTATCATTGGATACTATGAAGGAGAGAACGAACAGATACCAAATACATATAGTCAGTATTCTAATATGGCTATGGAAACATTATTATTAAAATGTCTTCCTAAAATGGAAGAAGCAACAGGATTAAAATTATATCCTGCTTATACTTATGCAAGAATTTATAAAAAAGGTGATATTCTAAAAAGACACAAAGATAGATTTAGTTGTGAGATTTCAACTACTATGAATCTAGGGGGTGATGACTGGCCAATATATTTAGAGCCATCTGGAGAAGTTGGTAAGAAAGGTATCAAAGTAGATTTAAAACCAGGAGATATGTTAGTTTATTCTGGCTGTGAGCTAGAACATTGGAGAGAAAAATTCAAAGGTAAGGAATGCGTACAAGTATTTCTTCATTATAATAATCGTAAAACACCTGGCGCTAAAGATAATATGTTTGACAAGCGTCCTCATTTAGGTCTTCCTAATTGGTTTAAACGATGATATAATCTTTAGATGGAGGCTGTGTCACCACCACATACCACACAGTCTCCTTTTAAGGATTATTTATGAGTTTAGGATTTGACGCAATATCAGCATTACCATTTGCTACATCAACAAACATTGGTTCAGTAAATGTAAATGTAACAAAAAATGCACTTACTATTACTATTGGTAGTGTAGGTATTATTGCAGATTCTATTGTAGAGGATCCAGATCCAAATAGACTTGCATTAGGTCTTGGTACTTTAACTATTAGTGGTAAAGCTAATGTTAGCCTTACAGGTTCACAAGTATCATTAGGTTTAGGAACTATTGTAGTTACTGCAGACGCTAATACTGCAGTTACAGGAAACGCGTTGACGTTAGCAACAGGAAATGTTACAGTAACAGCAGCGGCAAATATAAATCCTGACAAAGTATCTCTTGCTTTAGATACAGTAGAACCAGGAGTTATTACGTGGAACGATATAATACCAGGAGCAACAATGGTTTGGACACCAATTAAACCGTACTAAAATTATGGCATCAAGTTATTCAACAGATTTATCATTAGAACTCGTAGCAACAGGAGAAAAAGCTGGTCTATGGGGTGCAATTACAAATACTAATTTACAATTATTACAAACAGCAGCTTCAGGTTATGTAGAAGTAACTTTAAGCACTGGCACAACTACATTAAGTTTAGCCGACGGATCGTCGAGCGCGAATGGTAAAAACCTTTACATTAAAGTTGTAGGGACTTTATCTGGTAATGCAAGTTTAGCGATGCCTGCATCAACAACAGGTGGTAATGCAAACAGAGTATTTTTTGTAGAAGATGGAACTACTAGAGGTGGAGCAGGAGATAGTTGGACAGTAACTTTACTTACAACTGGTCAAAGTGCATCTACTCAAGTACCTCTTCCAGAAGGTGCAACAGCTTTAGTTTATTCTAGAGGTAGTGTACCAGCAACAACATTAGGTATGTTGCAAAAAGGATTTACAACAGTAACTGCAGCTAGCAAGACTGCATACACAGCAGTTCCTGGAGATCAAATCGGTGTAGACACTGTAGCTAATATTGTAACAATTACCTTACCTGCAGGTTCTGTTGGAGATGAAATAATTATTATGGATGTATCTGCATCCAATGGTTTTGCAACAAACAAATGTGTTGTAGCACCAAATGGATCAGAAAAAATTCAAGGGACAGCTGCTTCAATAGATCTTACCACAAACAATCAATCAGTTACCTTATTTTATACTGGAGCAAATAAAGGCTGGCAGTTAAAAACTAATACAGCATAGGAGTAATAATGCTTACGAAGATTAAGTTTGCTCCCGGAATAGATAAACAAGACACTGCCGTTGGGGCAGAAGGTCGTTGGGTCGATTCAGATAATGTTAGATTTAGATATGGACTACCAGAAAAAGTTGGTGGTTGGCAATCATTACTTACCGATACTTTAGTAGGTGTAGCTAGAAAACAACACGCATTCGTTGATCAAGATGGTAATAGATACGTAGCCATTGGTACAGATAAATTTTTAATTGTATATTTTGAAGGTCAGTTTTTTGATGTAACTCCTTTAGCAACTACTATTTCATCAGCTACATTTACTTTTAATGGTTCTACAACCATTACAATTACAACATCAGCAGCACACAATTTAGAAGATGGTGACATTGTTTTATTTGACAGTGTAACTTTACCAGGCGGTACAGGATTAAGTGCATCTGACTTTGAAGATAAACTATTTCAAGTTGTAACAACTCCAACAGCAAACACTTTTACTATAACTTTTACAAGTTCAGGTTCAGCTGCATCCGGTGGTAGTGTAGATATAAAACCTTATGAAAGAGTTGGTCCCGCTGCACAAACTTATGGTTATGGTTTTGGTATTAGTCAATATGGTGGTACAGTTCAAGGTGCACAAACTACAGCTTTGAATGGTGCGCTTCTTGCAGATACTGCAGGTACAGGTGGAGCGGGGACCGCGGTTACAGTTGTTAGTACAACAGGATTTCCTACTGCAGGAACTATTGCAATAGCAAACGAATTAATTACATACACATCAAAAAGTGCTACACAATTTTTAGGTATTACTAGAGGTGCTAAAGGTACAGCAACTACTGGTACATCAAATGGTCAAGCTCATTCAACAGCAGCAACGGTTACAAATGCTACAGACTTTTCAGGATGGGGAGATGCAGTAGATGCAGCTACGGTTACTCTTGAACCAGGACTTTGGTCATTAAGTAATTTTGGTGATGTATTAGTTGCAACGATTGCTAATGGTAAAACTTTTACTTGGGACTCTTCTATTGCAGCAAGATTATCTACAAGAGCTTCTACAACTACATCAGGATTTCAAACTACAAACAATCCAACAGCTACGAGAACAACTTTAATTTCACCTACTACACGTCACTTAATTCATTTTGGAACTGAAACAACTATTGGATCACCTACTA